GCGGTAAAAAAAGTTCATTTTTGCTGTTTATCTTTCCACTTTTTCCATACATCATAGCCTGGCAAGTGATCCACCGGTTGCCCCAGCTGATAAAAACGCTCAATATATAAAATGGTGTTTTCAATATCATCATTGCCGTGATTAGTGCGTTCGGCCTGTTGGCGTTCTGCGTTATTTACGGCAGCCGAACCTGTACCGGAAAAGAGTGGTCGGTTCGTTTCCATCACTTGCATTAAATAGCGGTGATTGTTAAGCGGGGCGAGATTTCGGCTTTCTCGGCGTTTTTTCTGCACTGAATTGACCGTTTCACTCAAACAGTGGGCTAATAATTGAGAAGGTGGGAATAAATCTAGCACTTCGCGCATTAATTTAACCGCTCTTGAGTTGCTTAACGCTGATTTATCCGGGCGAAATAGTGCAATGTATGAAACCAAAGGGCGGGCTACGCCATATTTTAACTCGGTAAGCAGCCCTAAAATTTCGCGCCCCGCTTCATCTTCTAACAGTTGGTCTAAATGAATATCGGAGTGGCATACAGGACAGCGGCATAATTTCATAGACCACCTCTTGCTTGCCATTTTTTCAATCGCTCAAGCACTAGACTGGCCATATCATCGCGTAAAGCGCCCACGTTAAGCACTTGAATATTCATCCCGCGCTTAGTGTAAATAGGGTTCACTACGCCGCGCACAAACGCATTGAGCGCATTTTCTGACCCGTCTCGCACAAGCCCTTGCTTGCTCATTTCAATCCAAATGGCGCGAATTTTGTACGCAATGTTGCTTTTTACAACCGCACTTTTCCCGCTTGGTGAATGATTTCGGCGGCTGGTTTTCTTAAATCCTTTGGCTTCCATTTCCGCTTCCACTTTCATTAACTCCGCCACACTCATTTCTTTGCATGATGTTTTCCCGGTAACGCGCTCAAGCATAGCGCGGTAGCTATATTCATCCATTGCCAATTTTTGCTTGGCTATATGAATTAGCTGGATCAGCTTTGGTTTTGTTTTATGCATTGTTTATTCCTTTTTAAAACACATTATTCAGCCCACTTAAACGTGGCTTAAATGGGCTGTAAATGGGTTTTATTGGTAAAACGAAAAATCATCTGGTGGAGCTGGCAATGGTCTCCAATATGTAATCCGCGTACATTCTCCATTAAAGCTATAAAAACGATTCCCAGGTATCATGTAAGCCAACACGTACACTTCGTTATACTCTGGTTGATCAATCCCTAAACACATTACAACATCGCTTCGTTCATAGCCATCGTGATCAAATATTGCTGGCAATTCATCTGAACACTTAATCCAACCATTGTTTTCACTCATTTTCATCCCCCTTATTTTGCTCGTTGAAGGATCTCGTCAATAACTGGATCCTTCAAAAGAATTTTCTCAATAAAGCCAATCAACATACGACCAGTTTCATTGGGATTTTCGACTTTCGCACTAACATCCCATTCGTCACCATCTTGGGTACAAAAATCTAATTTTATTTTGTGTTCGAAGCCACTTTTGACGTTATCGTCCATACCCTCAAGCACAATCCAACCCGCTCTCACAATTTCGGGTAACTTAAACATCAAACAAGTCATCGCATCCTTAACATATAAAGCTGTCATTTGATGGTATTCTGTGTTGACATTAAAAGTTAAATCGTCATTACTGACTCCAACTTTAAACTCAAACGTTACTGCATATTTTTTTTCTTCCATTTCACTCATCTCCCTAATCTCATTCTCAACCCTGGCAACAAATTCTGCACATTCCCCACATAAACCGCAGCATATTGAGCTTGCCCTGTGCGAAGATAGGTTTGTGCTTTAATAAGCTGCATTGCTGCTTGTTGCAATATTTCATCCAACCGCATTTTTTCTTGCTCAGTCATACTTCCTCCACTTCAACCACGTCATCAATTTCTGTAATGGTGTGCGGTAGTTTATTTACATCGCATACATTTAGATCGCACATATCTAAAACTTGTTCGTTGCTTTCTGCTTCAACAACGGCTTCTACTAAACAGTAAAAACGGGCTACATATTTCGCCATGATTTTCTCCTAAAAAGGTTTTCTTAATACTCGGTCACAAAATGCGCCACGCCATTTGCACCATTCTTTATTTTTTTGGCCGCTCGCATTAAGCTCTGCGATAGCCCATTGTTCCTTGGCGTCTTGTAAGTCGCCTTGGTGTTCACTTTTTGCTGCTTTTTCGCTGTAATATTTAAAGCGGTTAAACTTGTGGATGTTCTCCATTTTTTTGTTTCCTTTTATGGTTGGTTAAAACTTATTATGAACGCCCCTTAAATTAGGGTTTAAAGAGCGTTTAAATAGGCTTTATTCCTGGTCTAATATGCCCACTATTAGGCTTAGAATTACCCCGGCAATCAAATAGGACACTGGGTTCAATGCCCAGGCTGGCATTATTTCGCCTCCTGTTCAAAAGGGGTGATCACAAAATCTTCCACACCGGTTTTAATCGTTACACCAGCCACTGTTGCGGCTAATTCAGGCTCATTTAACATGGCCTCTTTGTTCACTTCTTCTTTGGTGCGGATAAAGCGAACCAAGCCTAACGTGTGCAAACTTTCAATCACGCTCTCTGTGCCGCGAATACTGACTGACGGTGGACGTTGTCGCCATTGCACTTCACCGGTGTTGAAAGTGCCTGTTTTGGTTTTGCCGTTTAATGTCAATTCATCGCGGCGGCTTTCACACCAGGCTTGCACAGCATCTTGTTTTGGCGCGATCTTTTCTTTGATTGCGTTCATCTTTGGTGCGTATTCTTCGGTGATGGCGGCCAAGCGGTCGTTTTGTTCAATCGCGAGGCGTTCTAATTCGCGGTTTAAATCGCCGATCTCTTTAATTGCCACTTCCACTTCATCGCGCGTTTGATAACGCACTGCAAAGGTGTCGGTTTTAATTCGGGTTGGTTTTTTTGCCATTTTTTCCTCCTGGTTTTAGTGTAAATAACTGCGCCAAATTACCTTGATGCCTTCGACCATCATTTGATATTCGGCAAAATGCACGCCGTCGTTGCCTTGGATATACGCAAGCGCCTGGCCTGTTTTTTCAAATTTCTTCGTTAATGCGTTCGGTTCAATGCGCACGCGCGGTTTGATTTTGTCAAACTCAATGCTTAATACATGCAAACCCATTTTGTTTAACTCAAACACGCATTTTTGCGTTTGTGATAAGTAACCTAGGGCGATTTTGTTGCAACCACCAAACACTGGATGTGGTTTAGTTTGCTCGCGCAAGGTGTTGTTTTTTGTAATGCTTGTCATTAGTTCGCTCCTTTCATTTGTGCTTGGGCGGTTAAAATCAGGTCTAGTGTGATGACAGTGCCTTGTCCTTTCGCTGTCATGCCGGCTAGGCGTAAATATTGTGTTAAAGCGCGTAAGCCGCCCGCCTTGCCGCCGATGTCATAAAGGACGGTCATTAAATCCTTGTCGGCTATATCAAGCCCCCAGGCTTGTGCGATGGCTTTAATATCGCCTTTTGTGCTAGCTTTAACGCCGCAGTTGTTACCAATTCGTGACCAAAGACGCGCGTATTCATGCGCCTGGTTTACGCCGCCTTGGATGCGGGTGTAAACTTTATCGTTACCAATTAGTGCAAAGCCTACTTCGGCTTCTTCTTGGATAATTCGGATCTCTTCTAACGCGTCATAAGGAAGGTGGTCGCTTTCATCAATGATGACCAAACCCTGTGTGCCTTTGAGCTTTTTAGTAATTAGGCGTGATAGGCGGTCTTTACGGCGTGGCGCATCGTTAATACCTAACTCAAGGGCTAACTCATACAAAATACTGCTTAATGTTGCGCGCGCTGGGCTTGCGGTAATCATCCACACGTTTTGGTTGGTTTTTTTGTATTCTTGGCATGCTTTTGTTTTACCTACACCGCTCGCGCCGTAAACGGTCACCATGGTTGGCAAAATCTTGGCCATATCTAACGCTGAAAAAACTTTCTTGGCGGTCGGGATTTCGATAAAGTGCGGTGCTTCCACAAACACTTTTTCTTTTTTCTCGCGGGTTGAAAGCCAGTTTTTTAATGCGACTTCTACGTTTTCAACGTTCCCGGTGTAAGTGCCTTTTAAATATGCACTCAAAGCCCCGGCTGAAATCCCAGCTTGCGCGGCAATTTCGCGCTGCGTGTGGACTTGGTTGTCTAAAAGTTGCTTGATTTGTTCAATTAAAGTCATGTTTAACTCTCCTTAAATGCGGCTTAAAGCCCTTTTTCTTCTTTAATCATGGCTAATCCTTTACGCCAGCCTTGTTCAAAATCGTTGGTTTCTTCATCGTCATCTAAAACCGCTTGGTGTTTGCGCACTGCGTTCCCTTCTTGTCGGAATAGCTCGATGATTTTCGGTTCTAGCGGTTCTTCTTCCTCGAATTGAGGCTGATAACGCGCTGCTTCTTGGGCATTCATAGTGAGTGTGGCTTTCGCTTGGGCTTTCACCGCTTTCACCATTTGTTTGCGTGCTTTATCGTGTTCGCGGCCTTTCGCTTTATCACCAAATGCCACCGCATCTGTACATTTCGCTTCGGCTAAGTACACGCCATCCAAACCGTAAACCCACACTTTGTTGTGCAAGTCTTGCGGGTCGAATTTCACCACCACCTTGCGGTGCGCGGTGGCAATTAGCTCGCTCGCTAAATAGCGGTTTTTGCGATTATTGACCTTGCCACCAGCTTCTAACTCAAATGTACCGTCTTTTCTCAATGTAACGGCTTCGCTCATCAACATTAAAAACCGAATTTGCTCTGCGCTTGCCTTGCGAATTTGTGCCTTGCCGTAATCGCGCTCAAATACTTGGCTGAAACTGTAAATGCCTTGGCATATTTCGGTTTGTCTGCCTTCGCGTTCATTGAAAGTGCGGATGCCATCTTCTATGGCTAAAATAAATGTATCGTAATCTACGCCGTCTTTCCCGCCGTTATAGTTGTCAGGCTTGCTGTAAACATTTTCCCCTGCGTAAAAGCCAGCCAGGCTTGGGTGCTTATCAACTAACTCGCCTAAACCACCGTGTGAAAATGCACGTTCTATTGGTTTTGCCTGGCCGTGGCCTTTGCCAAATTGCACCGATGTCCACAACAATTCGATGCCAAGCATCGGGATAATCCCGGTCACATCATCTTCTTTTACTTTGAAGCGGTAACGGTTCTTAACGCCCCCGGTCATCCATTTGTTTGCCGCTGCGCGGGTGTTATCAATGGTGCATTTTTTCGGGATGCCGTATTTCCAAATCAGATCCATCAAACTTAATCGGATGGTGTCGCTGTTTTCACTTAAATCTACGCGGTAGGCGAGAATTTTGCGGGTGCGAATGTCTTGCCAAATCCAGGTTTTAGGGCGGACAATTTCGCCGTTATGCCAACGCACAAATACGTTGTGTTGATAACCATCGCCGTTAATCCACTCAAGGGCTTCAATTTCGGCCACTGTACGGCGCATTGAAGGGTAATATTGCATGACTGCATGGTCACCTTCGCGTAATTGCACTTGCACCAATTTCGGCACTTCTCGCGCGATTTTGCGCTTAATACTGCTCGCTGATGGAATTGACCAACCGTTTTCTCGTGCAGCGCGTTTTAAACGCTCGTAACAACTGCCAAATTGCGGGCATTCCGGTCTAAAATAGTCGGCCTTAAATGCCTCCCAGGCTTCTTCTGTGAAGTCTGCTTCTTTGCCAGCTTTTTTATTGCTGTGTTTATCCAACAATAAAGGCAGCCAATCCGGGCGTTCAAAAGACCGCACTTTGTAATACCAACGTTTGAGCGACCCTTTCGCGATTTCATACTCGGTAGAAACCGCATCAAGCGCCATCATTAATGCCACGTTGTTTCTCACTAAATCGTCTAGCTTGTGCAGTGGGGCGAGTTTCGCTTTTGCTTCTTCCTTTTGTTTATCGGTCGCTTTTTCATAAGGCTTCCAAATAACTTCCGGTAGGTAGTTGAGTTCTTTTCTCGCGCGGGGTGTTTCTGAAACGTTGTCGATTTCCACCGCACTTTGTTTTAATAAAAGCTCTGCTTGGGTTGCTTGTGGGAGAGAGGAGAAGGCATATTCGTAACCGACACCGCGAATGCCTTGAACTTGTCTTTTTTCCCAGTTTCCTGCTCTTGCTTTCTTGTTTACCCCTTGTGGGGAACTAGGCATAGTTTCTAAAACTGCGAGCTGTTGAGCTGAAATCCACATTTCCATACATCCTCCTACTCGTAACGAGCGGGCCATATTTCCTCAGGTTTCATACCGATAAAATCTGCAATAATTCGTTCACCTTTTGGATATTTGCGATCAAGCGCATTGCCTAAAGTTCTAGGGTGTAAGCCAGCTTCAATGGATAATTGAGACAAGGTTTTCCCTTTCTCTTGTATCATTGCGATGATGTATGCGCGGTGCATATTTTTTTTACTCTTTTTCATAATGTGCTATCCTTACTCTTTAGATTAAATCTTAGGTGTTATTCTTTAGAAACTATGGAAACTATACATCTAAGTTTTCAGAAACTCAAGTAGTTTCTGAAAAATAATTGATGTTTTTTAGAGTTGCTTTCAAAGTGCTTTAATAATCAATATGTTATATTTTAGAAACTAGGCAGAAACTAAGGTTTCTGAAAAGGTAGGTTTATGAGAAACTCCAAAGAGTGGTTTTCAGCAAATGAACTAAAGGACTTGGAAGGACTACCAAATTCGCCTCAGGGAATAAACAAGAGGGCTAGAACACAAAACTGGATAAAAAGAGAAAAGGACGGTGTACAAGGTGGCGCGGTTGAATATCACTATTCATCGTTACCCAAGGAAGTTCAAAAATCACTAGGTTTTATACCTTCCGGTGCTTCATCAATTGGCGCCGTAGTAGGGGCTACATTAGCAGGAGTGCCAGGTGCTGTTATTGGTGGGATAATTGGTAGCATTACTGGTAGTGGCTCTAGCAATGAAACTAAGGTAGATATATCTAATGAAAACGTGATCATGATTGATAGCTATTCTTCTATCAACGTTTCAGCAGGCTTCGGCAGTTTTAATGAGGGCGTAACAAAGCCTGACGAGCAAACGCCTTATTCTGCGGCGTTACTGCGCAAACTGGGCGTAGACCCGAAATATGCGGCCGTGTTTTGGGCAGACGGTATTTCAATGCGCCCAACCATTGATAACGGCGATCAGATGTTGGTGGATTTAAAAAGAAAGGAAATCAAAGGCGATAAAATCTATTTAGTACAAAACGGTTCTAGCGTGTGGGTGAAACGCGTGAAAATTCGTTGGGACAGTGTAGAGTTGATTTCAGACAATAGAGAAGAATATCCCCCAATCATACTTTCAAAGGATGAAGCCGAAAATCTTCAAGTTATAGGACAACTCGTCCACCTCGGTAAAAATATGATTTAAAGCCAATTTAAACCGCACTTTATGTTTCTCATTTTTAGCGGTTAAATCGGCAAGTTTTGGGAAATTTTTCCCATTTCATTATTTCTGTTTTTCTTCCAATAAAAAAGGGGCTGACACACCGCCAAGCCCCGTTTTATCTATATTCATCCCGCTTATTCCCGAAAAATTCCGCCCAATCCCTATTTGTTTTTATGTTTCTCATATTTAGTGGTTGGATACACTTAAAATGCTTTTCTTTCTTAGCCATTTCCATTCTTTCACCTTGTTTTAAAATATGAGGGGTCACAAAAATTACGAGTTCTCGTTTTTGATGTCGTTCACTTTCCTTACTAAATAGACGCTTAATACCTGGAATATCACCCAATAATGGTACTTTATCGACAC